TTTTGATGGCAANCCTTGGCGAAAATATGAACAATGCCCAAAATGTAATTACAAAACGGAGGCAAAGTAATGAGCGGTTTAATTGATTGGGAAAAACTATTTTTTGTTTGTGATCGGTGCGGGAATACCGCACCCTTCCGGCACGGGATGGAAACTTGGTCGATGAAATATGACGAACCAAATCCAAACGATAAACGATCTTTTTGTTCTGAGATCTGCGCGCACGAAATTTATTTAAAAGAAAAAGGGGGTAAAAATGTTTCTACTGTCTAAAGATGAAAAGGCAATTTTTGAAGCGGAAGATATTAACGACCTATATATGAAACTTCATAAAATTCAGGGTCAAAGTTGGAGTTACGCATTAAGTTACGGTGGGTATAAAATCACAAAAAAAGAAACCGTAACTAATAAGAATTAGCGCACTAGACGATCCTTTCCGTCGGGACAAGTGTGCTAATATAAAAGAAGCGCGGATTTGAGAGTTGCCCCTTTCCTCTCCGCGCTCGCGAGATCCCTGCCGTAAGGCGGGGATTTCTGCTATGTTACGGTAATGGGAAAAGCAAAATCTAAAGGGGGGCGAAACGATGATCGCCCAAATGGTAAGGCGTTTAAAAAAGTTAAAAAGGTTCAGAAAAAGACGGGTAAAACAACCGACGGTTATTCACCTTCTAAGGTTGCGATCCGCGCTAATAAACGATCGGAAAAATAAATGACCACGATCGTTGCGATTCAATATGAAGACAGGGTTATTATGGGCGCGGATAGCCTTACTACGGGCGATCGAAAATATAGCCATCCTAAAATCGCAAAGATAACAAAACGTAATAATTATTTAATTGGCGGAAGCGGGCTTGCTGAGGCTTGCGATATTGCTCAGCATATTTGGAATCCACCCACTCCAACAACGGCTGATCGAAAAGACCTTTATCATTTTATGATCTCTAAGGTAATCCCGTCATTAAAGAAATGTTTTAAAGATAACCAATATGATTGGCAAAAAGACGAAAGCGAAAAAGATCCTAACTTTGCCTTTTTAATTGCGGTAGGCGGGCAGGTTTTTGATATATCAGACGATTTTTCGGTTATGTTGGACGATTCAGGGGTTTATGGAGTAGGACACGGATCACCGTTAGCGATTGGCGCAATTCACGCGGGCGCGTCGATGGAAGAAGCGTTAAAAATCGCGGCTAGATTTGATCCTTATACCGCGGCTCCATTTTTGATATTTGAACAAGGTAAACGTGGATAAAAAAATAGTTGAAAAGGTTTTAAAGCGCGCTAAAGGGTATTGCGAAAAGTGCGGTCAGTATGGCGAAGATATGGCGCTACATCACCGCAAACTCAAGTCTAGGGGCGGCGTTGATAGTGTTGCTAATTTAATGGTAGTTCACCATAAATGCCATAATTTGGGGACAGATAGTATTCACGCAAATCCGGCGGTTGCTACGGTTAATGGGTGGATGGTGCCAAGTTGGGCTGATCCGGCGGATTACCCAATTAAACTTCCCGATGGACTTATAGTAAGATTTCGGGAAGATGGTTCGACAGAAAAAATAGACTAGAGGGGGACAAAATGGCAGATATAACAGTTAAAGGGGTAATAGGTAAAGATCCCGAAATAAAGTTTTTTAACGATTTTTCGGTAACATCTTTTCCTATTGCGTACACGCCAAGAGAAAAAAGCAAAACTGGTGAATGGTCGGACGGTGAAACCGTTTGGTTCAGGGTCAGCGTTGCGGGCAAACAAGCCGAAAACGCGGTAGATCAATTTAAAAAAGGTGATCGGGTTTTGGTAATAGGTAAATTAAAAGTTTCAAATTACACCGACAAAGCGGGAGTTCAAAAACAAGGATTAGAAATTAGATCCGAGACGGTGGGGGTTATTCCTAAAGTCGATAAACAACAATTTAAACCAATCACGACTAAACAAACAGGGGATGACTTCGAATGGTAGAAGCGGAACTAATAGCGGCAAAAGACGTAATTGAATTATTGGGAATCAATTTCAATAACCTTCACCAAATCCAGCATAGGGGTAACCTTAAATGGGTTAAGAAGGATGGACGAAATGTTTATTACGACAAAGAAGCGGTTTATGCTTACAAGGCGCGTAGGGACAAGCGTGGCAAAAAAGACAAATGAAATGTTTCGTATGCCTACGGAAATCCAAACAATCAATTTGTGATCGGTGTTGGACGCGTGGGCTTGCGAATATAGAAGAATTACCCGCTTTATATGAAGCGTTAGCAGAAGAAATGATCCCCGTTAAAGGTTACGGGGAAAGAGTTCAGGGGACAAAAACTCCGCCGTTACCAATTCGGTTAGAAGTTTTGTATTTAAGGTCGGGGGATATTGTTAATTTGTTATATACTCACGAATCAAGGTTACGAAAACAACAAGGACATTCTCGGATCGTATTTCGCGGGGAAGATATAAAAAAGATTACGGAATCGGCTCAGTATTTTTCCAAACATTGGGATTGGGCTAAAAAAAACTATTTGAGTTCGGAAGATTTACTTACAGAATTATTTAAAATCTATAATCGAATTCAAGGCGTGTTAGGTAATAGGTCGGAAGAAATAACTATCGGCGCTTGTCCGGCATTGGACGATCAGGGGAAAACTTGCGGATATACCTTACGAATTAGCCCAACAGTTTTAGAATCATTAGGTGGTATTCGGTGCGGATCGTGTAACACGGTTTGGGAATCGACCAAATGGCGACTTTTGGGACAAATACTTGAATCTGCTAATTGATGTTGAAACGGGATCTAAATTTTTTAAAGTCTCAACCGTAACCATTTATAGGTGGGTCAGAGAAGATAAAATTAAAAAACGAAACGGAAAATATTTGTTTTTAGATCTTCAAAAGGCTTACGATAGGCGGCGTAAGGCGAAACCCCGTTTGCCAATTTGACATAATTGTTACATAATTCTTTATGATAGGCGACGCATACCCACGAAGGCACTAAGAAAAAAAGGCAATAGTGGATGTTACAGAATTAGAACCCACAATAAAAGAAATTGATGACGTTCTAACATATTTGCATAAATTATTAATCGATCCTAAATTAAATGAACGAAGGCGCATTTTAATTCTTAAAGAGGTCGATGACCTTTTAGATGATCGTTTACAAACTTCCCGCCCTAGTTGATGAACCTCGGTTAATAGCGTCCCCTAGAAAACCGTTGTAGGCTACCCATCTGCCATTCTCGCTAGGGCGGGTTCAACATTAGGGGATAATATGGACGCTAAAAAAATGAATGTAGAATCGTTAAAAGAATATCCAAACAATGCGCGACGCGGTAACGTTTCGTTGCTTGTTGAATCTTTAAAAGTTAATGGACAATATCGACCAATAGTAGTTCAAAAATCAACTAATTACGTGCTTGCAGGTAATCACTTATTGCGAGCGGCTAAACAAATTGGTTGGGAAGAAATTGACACAGTAATTATTGATTGCGACGATCAAGCGGCGTTAAAAATTGTTTTAGTAGATAATCGCTCTAATGATTTGGGCGAATATAACGATGATTATTTAACGGGATTATTAAAAGATTTAGAAAACTTTAGTGGTACGGGATATAACCAATCAGATATAGAAGAATTAGAAAAACTTAGTGGCGTAGAACAAGAAGAACGTCCGGATATTGAATTTTCGTTAGCGTTACGAGAAGAAAATAATTACGTAATTTTAGTTTTTGATAACGCGTTAGATTGGCAATCAGCAATAACAACTTTTGATCTTAAAACTGTTAAAGCGTGGGACTCAAGAGCAGGTTTTTCACGTGCCGGAATAGGGCGCGTAATTGCGGGGACGCCAATTCTTGATCGGTTGAATAATGTTAATAGTTAGTCCCTCATATAAGCGCGCGGATGATGTAAAAATTCGTAACTGGTTTTTTGATATTACTCTTGCCGTTCACGAATTCGAAGCGGAAGAATATAAAGAAAAACAAGGCGGCAATTTAATGATATTGCCTGACTTTACTCGCGGAAATATGGCTAAAGTTCGCCAATACATCTTGGATCAAGCGGGCAAAGATGAATGGGTAGTTATGATGGATGACGATGTGGAAGAATTTGGATATTTTGGTAAGGCGACAAACGAAGATAATTGGATGCCTTACGATAGGGATCAGTTTGTAGAATTCTTAGATCGTGGCTGCTTTATGGCAGAAGAAATAGGAACAAATTTATGGGGCGTGAACGTTTCATTCGATCCGCGCTTTTATCGGGAATACACACCCTTGGCGTTTAGTTCGCCGGTACTTGGGACTTTTTGCGTACAAAAGAAAACCGAAGGTATTGATTACGATATGAGATTAGGGCTTAAAGAAGATTACGATATATTTCTTCAACACTTACATAAGTTTCATAAGGTATTGCGTATTAACCGTAACTATTATAAAGCGGCTCACTTAACTGTAAAAGGTGGGTGCGGCGTATATAGAAATATGGCGGAAGAAAAGAAACAAGCAGAAATCTTTACTAAAAAATGGGGATCAAAGGTTATTAAATGGGCGCCGGAGAGATCAACAAATCCAAGACTTTATCCGCCAATACCGGGCGTTTAATGGAAAACGTTGAAAATGCCGCAGAACCCGTTGAAAAAACGGCGGAACAAGCGGAATGGGAATTATTAGAAAAAGAACGCAAAGTAGTTGAGTTGCGACAAATGGGAATTACTTATGAAGTAATTGCTAAACAAGTGGGGTATGCCAGCCCGTCGGGTGCTTTTCACGCATACGAAAGAGCGTTAGCGCGATACCCAAGGGAAACGATAGATCGTAAAAGAGATTTAGCGGATGATCGTATAGAGCGATTACTTGCCGGAGTTTGGACAAAAGCGTTACGTGGCGAAATTCCTGCAATTATGGCTACAATTAAGTTATTCGAAAGACAAGCAAAACTTCTAGGGTTGGACGCACCCGTTAAAACGGAAAGCCGCGTGGAAGTTTTTGAAGGTGGGAGTGAGATCGATGAGCAAGTTAGACGATTTGCCTATCTTATCGCCGAAATCGAATCCCAAAATAACGTCGGAACACATAGCGACAGGGAGCAGACTTTATTGGGAATCGAAGGCGCGATCGAATCAGATTCCGCCGACGGAGAATTGGCAAACGTGGTTGATCCTGTCGGGTCGCGGGTGGGGGAAGACTCGTTGCGGGGCGGAGTGGATAGCGTGGGAAGCGATAACCAAACCGAAGACACGGTGGGCGATAGTAGCGAAGACATTCGCTGACGCGAGAGATACTACGGTCGAAGGCGACTCAGGGGTTTTGGGGATCTTAAATAGATACCACGTTTTAGAGACTTGGAACCGATCAATAGGTGAAATCGTTTTAAAAAACGGTTCACGAATAAAATTATTTTCGGCGGAAGAACCTGATCGATTGCGTGGACCTCAGCATAATGGGGCTTGGTGCGACGAATTAGCGGCGTGGGACAAAGTGGACGCGTGGGATCAGTTACAGTTCGGGTTACGTCTAGGCGATCACCCGCAAATAGTGGTTACGACAACGCCAAGACCTATACCAATTTTAAAGAATTTATTAACGCGTGAAACTACCCATATTACGCGTGGATCAACGTTTGATAATGAAAAAAATCTTGCGCCATCTGCTTTAGTTGAGTTGCAGTTACGGTATTCAGGAACTCGGTTAGGTCGCCAAGAATTACAAGGCGAATTGCTAGAGGATGTTGAAGGCGCGTTATGGTCTAGGGATATGATTGAATCGGCGCGGATCAGAGAAGAAGATCTGCCGCCTTTAATTAGGATCGTAGTAGCGATAGATCCAGCGGTAACATCAGGGGAAAACTCAGATGATACGGGAATCGTAGTCGCGGGATTAAGTAGTGATAACCAATATTATGTTTTAGATGATAGAACTTGCCACGTAAGTCCGGAACAATGGGCGCGTGTGGCTATAAACGCTTACGAAGATTGGAAAGCCGATCGAATAATTGCCGAAACCAATAATGGTGGCGATATGGTCGAACTTCTCCTAAGAAACGTCAGCCCCAACATACCCGTCACCAAAGTTACTGCTTCGCGGGGTAAAAGAGTTAGGGCTGAACCTATTTCGGCGTTATATGAACAGGGTCGGGTTCATCACGTCGGGGGATTTAATAAGTTAGAAGATGAGATGTGCCAATGGGTGCCGGATTCAGGTGATTCACCGGATCGAATGGACGCGTTAGTTTGGGCTATGAGCGAATTAGCGGAAGCGTCCGGATCAATGATGGGTCTAGCGTCGTTAGCAGTATTTTGTAGTAATTGTAGATTCCCGACAATAAAAGGCTCTACAATTTGCCCTAAGTGCGGATCAAGTATTAATAACTAAATAGATAACGGAGTTAATATGCCAGCGGTAACCTATAACACCGTAATCGAACAGGGTGCGGATTGGTATGTAAATTTCCAATGGACAGACCCAAGCGGAACACCTATTGATTTAACGGGATATACCGCGGCGTTACAGATAAGAACTTCACCTTTAGCAAAGACATCGGTGTTAAGTTTAACTAATACGTCAGGTATAGCGATTACTGCTTCAACGGGGACGCTAGCGGTTCACGCAACGGCGGCGCAAACGGGAGCGATTACAAACGGACTTTATTCTTATGATATGGAAATTACTAGCGGCGGTGGAATTGTAACTAGATTAGTTCAGGGATCAATTAACGTAACACCACAGGTAACGCGATGACCGATAGCATTTTAGTAGTAGATCAGCCAATAACGAATGTAGTTATAACAAGCGTACCTGTGCCAAATATAGTTATTACTGCGCCGGGACCTCAAGGACCGGCAGGAAATGTTACGGGTGTTTTTTATACTCATTATCAGGGGACGCCATCTTCAACGTGGACGGTAAATCATAACCTTAATAATTATCCGGTAGCGGTAGTTATAGATTCAGGTGGAACAAACGTTGAAGGTAACGTGTCTTATCCAAATTCAAATCAAATCATATTAACCTTTAGTGCTTCTTTCGGTGGCACTGCTTACATAATCTAGGAGAAAATAAATGGCACGTAAATTTCTGACCCCGATTGACTTAACTCAGAATGAACTACAAAATGCCCGCGTTCAGAACTTGGGAACCGCGCCATCTTCTCCAGTATCAGGACAGATTTATTACAATACCACCAGTAAAGTTATTTATGTTTACGATGGAACTAACTGGACTCAAGCGGGTGGGATTACTTACGGATCGTTGGCTTCACGTCCGGCGGCTACTGCGGTATCAGCGGGAACTTTTTATTACGCGACCGATAACTTCTTAATCTATTATTCAAACGGTACAACTTGGCAACAAGCAAACGCGTTTGGTTCAGGTCTTTCCACAACGGTAACGATTGCGGGAAGCGCGGCGGATGGATCATCTACTAACTACGCGCGCGCGGATCACGCTCACGCGGGACCGGGTTTTGGAACTGTAACGGCGCAAACCTCTTACGGATCTACATCTTCCGATGGTACGGCTACCACGGTTGCTCATTCAGATCACACACACGGTACTGTGGCAATATCAGGAACTACTCCGGTATCGGTAACGTCAGCCACGGGTACAGTTGGAACTGCTACTTCTGCGGCTCACGGCGATCACGCTCACGGATTTACTGCGGCAAACTTTGCGCTATCTGCTTTTGGTGTACCTACTGCGTCGGTGTCTTTCAACTCTCAGAAAATTACTAACCTTTTAGATCCTACTGCGGCTCAAGATGGAGCGACAAAAAGTTATGTGGACGCGGTTGCGTCCGGATTAAACGTACATAGTGCGGTACAGGTTGCCACAACTGCGGCTCTACCTACTGGTACTTATGCGGCTGGATCTGCTGGTGCTGATGGTGGAACTGGCGTGGGAGCGACATTCACGGTAACGGCTACGGGAACAACAACGATTGATACACACGTACTTGTTTTAAATGATCGAGTATTGGTTAAGAATCAAGCGGCTGGATTACAAAACGGTGTTTATACGGTAACAACTGCTGGAACTACGGGCGTATCAACCGTATTGACTCGCGCGACAGACTACGACAACCATATTGCCGGTCAGGTAATTGCTGGCGATAGTATCTTCGTTATTCTTGGATCAGCAAACATTTCAACTTCGTGGGTAGAAACCGCGACAGGAACATCTACAACGCCTCTTAACGGTATTAAATTAGGAACAGATTCACTTACCTTTACGCAATCAGGTTCAGGAACAACTTATACTGCGGGTAACGGTATTACTCTTTCGGGTAGCGCGTTTTCATTCGCTCCATTATCTACAGGCGGTTTAACCGTAGGTGGTACTGGTGCTACTGCGGCTATCTTGCTTGCTACAAACTCAGGACTTGGAACAACATCAAGCGGATTGGCGGTAGGAGCGGGAACGGGTATCACGGTTTCAACCGGTACGGTTTCGGTTGATACATCGGTAGTGGCGCGAAAGTTTTCTCAAACTCTTTCAACATCTTCTACCTCTTATACGATTACTCACAACTTGGGAACGCTGGACGTTTTGGTTCAGGTTTATACCGTGTCGGATGGATCGGAAGTAATGGTTGATAACCTGCGGGCTACAACAAATACCGTAACTCTTAACTTCTCAACCGCTCCATCTGCTAACGCTTATCGTGTAGTTATATTAGGATAATCTAATGAGTAAGTTAGCGTTAGATCCTTTAAATATACAATATCTATCAACCGCGCCTACAATTCCTACGTTGCGCGCGGGAGATATTTATTACAATACAACATCTTCTTCGTTACAGGTTTATACTGGTAGCGCGTGGGTGGCGGCTAATACTGGCGGCGGATCTGTTGCGTATGATTCGGATCAGAACATATTAGCCAATCAGATTTTCGGATAGGAAGGGATAATAAATGGCAACGTTTACTAAAGTACCGCTATCAGGACAAGTAGATGGATCACCGATTTTAGTAGTGGCTACGGCTTCTTCCGGAACTGCGATCCATACAACAGGAACATCCGCGTCGATTTATGATGAAATTTGGTTATATGCTTATAACTCATCTACTGCGGCGGTTGCTCTCACGGTTCAATATGGCGGAACAACATCGCCGGATGATGATCTTAAAATAACAATTCCATCTTTATCAGGGTTAACTCTTGTTGTACCCGGATTAATTTTGGCTGGTACGGGTGCGGCGGGTAACGTAATTCGCGCTTACGCGGGTACGGCTAGCGTTATTACAGTAAGCGGTTACGTAAACAGGATTTCATAATGACTAGCCCAATTAAACGTGGCGAGCCGGGATCTCAGGTTTCGGAATGGTTTCCATTATCTAATAAAGTAACGGTAACGCAAGCACCTAGAATTCCTATTGTTAATCCCTACGGATTGCCTGTTAGACATACGTTATGTTCTGCGCTTGTAGTATCAGTTGCGACTTCAGCGGGAACTGCGACGTTTACTGCTCAAAATAAATTTAAAGTCGGCGATAGCGTAACAATTAGCGCAGTAACGCCTACTGGTTATAACGGAACTTTTACAGTTACCGCGGCAAATGACACAACATTTTCAATTACTAATGCTACAACTGGTGCAATAACAGTAATAGGTAACGCTACGTTAAATACTGCGCCTGTTTTTCCTAGCGGATTAACTTGGGTATGGGCGGTATGCGTTGGGGGCGGAATGGCTTCAAGTAGTACCGCTACCGTTAATAACGCAGGCGGCGTTACTGCGGGTTGGGCGCTTGCAGGTTCTACTTATAAAATAGGATACGCTGGATGTGCGGCTTATGTTGGGGGTATTGATTTATATACTCGTTACGGACATATTCTTGCAGGTGGCGGTGGGGCTGGACCTGGCATTGGCGGTGCAACAGGCACTGGCGGAACAAGTTATTGGGGGCAACCCGGTGGTACAGGGTGTTCAGCAACTGGAACATTTGCTTCGCCGGGACCCGGCGGTGGTGGTGGATGTGCGACAAATACAACTGCTCTTATAGGGGTAAATGGAGCGAATGGAACTTCGGGTGGCGGTGGGCAAAGTTTATCGGTTGCAACAGGGACGGTAGTTGCTGGTAATGGCGGGAGCGGTTTCGTAGGCGGTGGCGGCGGGGCTACTGCTTCAAGCGGTAGTCGTACTGGTGGTAACGGGGGAAATGGAATAGGTATTGACGGAACTATTTATACGGGTGGTTCAGGGAATACGGGTACTAATGCTAACGGTGCGGGTGGTGGTGGTGCGGGTATGGCGGGTAATGGTTTAAACGCTACGACAAGTAGGGGCGGACACGGTGGTTTAGGTGGTGGCGCTGGTGGGGCTTCAAGTTCGGGTGTTACTGGCAACGGTGGCGGTGGCGGATTAATTTATTTATGTTATTAGGGGATATTTATTATGGATAAAAAACGCGGTGAAGTAGGATCACAAGTATCTTCGTGGTTTCCATCTACAAATAAATTTACATCTAAAGGTTTTACATCTTCAATTCTTCCTTACGGGTTACAACTTCGACAAACAATTTCATCGGGAACTACCGTTACGCTTCCGGCTGGGTTAACTTTTGTTTACGCTATTTTGGCTGGACCGGGGGCAACAGGCGGTACTTTTAACGGTGGTGGTGGCGCGGGTCAACTTACTTGGGGTTGGACTTTTGCTGATACAACTTGCTTAATAGGTGCTGTGGGAAATAACAACTATACAAGATACGGACATCTTTTTGCGGGTACAGGTGGAAATGGAACATCCGCTACACTTTTTGCTGGCGCTGGTGGCGGCGGTGGAACCAGTGGAACTTCCGTTGGGCAAGCAGGTAAAGTTAATTTTTGGGGTATGCCAGCGGGTAATCTTGGTGTGGCTGCTCCCGCACAAGGAGCGTCAGCCGCACAAGGTACTGGCGGTTCACCTTGGACGACTGCTGGCATAAGCGTGGGCGGAGCAGGTGGAGATGGAATCTCAGGCGGGGGCGGGGGAGCAAACAGTAGTACTACAAATACTTCTGCTCAAACTGGCGGAGCGGGTGGTAATGGCATAATTGGTGGCGGTGGCGGCGCGGTTACCGCTAGCACTGGATCTCGTATTGGTGGCGCTGGTGGCAACGGATTTAATATATTTACTGGTGCTATTCGTACTGGTGGTTCAGGGTCAACGGGTACTGGTGCTAACGGCTCAGGTGGCGGTGGAGCGGGTATTGCGGGCAACGGTAGTAACGCAGTTACAACAACTGGTGGTGCTGGTGGTTTAGGTGGCGGCGGTGGCGGCGGTGGATCTACAACGGGTGGCGCGGGCGGCGCGGGAATACTTTATCTTTTTTACTAAGATGGGAAAATAATGAGCGCAACTTTTTACGATAATCCACAATTTACCGATTCGCCTTATGGATTACTTTTACAACAAACAATTACATCTTCCGGATCGGTAACGATCCCTAGCAATATAACTCGCGTATGGGCTATTGCTATTGGCGGCGGTGGCGGCGGTGGTTCAACCGTTGCTGGCGGAATACCCGGTGGCGGTGGCGGTGGCGGTGGTTTTTCAATGGGATGGACTTTTCCTGCAAATACTTGCACTATTGGCGCTGGTAAAATTGGTTCTATTGCCGCAGTTAATCAAACCCAACCATTAGGCTCAACGTCTTATGGAGTAGTAGTTGCTGGCGGCGGTGGGGCGGGCGGTAATAACAACGGTACTGGTGGCTCAGGGGAACTTGGTGGTGGTCAGGGTGGGTCATCGGGACAAAATATTGGTGGAACCTCACAAGCAAGTTTTACAGGTGCGCCAGCGGGCGTAGGTGCGACTGTTGGCGCTCTCGCGAGTAACGCCGTAGTAGGTTCTTCGGGATGGGGTTCTGCAGGAAACGCAGTTGGTGGTTCAGGAATTTCAGGTGGCGGCGCGGCTAGTGTGGCGGCGGTTGGTGGGGCAACTGGTGGTTCGGGTTTAATCGGCGGCGGTGGTGCGTCGCCAACAAGCGGTCAAGGCGGAGCAGGTGGTAATGGTGGTAGTGGAAAAGGTGGCGCGGGTGGTACAGGCGTAAATGCTGGCGGAGTTATTGGCGGCGCGGGTGGCGGCGGGGCGGGATACGTTTCTGCTGGCGGAAGCGCAACTTTAAATACTGCAACAATTACAAATGT